TATCGCTTCCCAGATGGGTTTTAATCCTGACCTTGCCAGCGTATCTTGACGGCGCAGTCACATTGCCGCTGCCATCCAAAGTCAACACCTCATCATTCAGATATATTTGTTGAAAGCTGTCTATTTCGTGGGCAGCAATAGCAATGACAAGGTGTAATTTTTTGTCGCTGTTTGTGCTTTCAACGTGTGCCAATAAACCAGAAACACGGGTTTCACCATATACAAATCTACGCGGCGCAGTTGGCTGCTTGATTTGTTGCGTTCTGTTTACAGCGTCACTTGCAAAGTCGTTGTAACTGGGCAGATCTGGAGTTGGCGCAAGCGCGTTCGCAGCACCAGCCGACGCAATAGTAACAGCCGCCGCCGCATAATTGCCCGTGGCGATATAAAGGGCGGCGGTGACAACAACGACAGGGTCTTTTAAGGCATCACCGACACCGCCGATAAATTTAGAAAGCCAACTCATTTTCCGCCCCAGACAATTTCTTTATTTTGCAAATCTGCGACAAATTCAAAACCTTTGTCATCGGGGAAATCAATCTTTTGATCTTCTGATGTATATCGACGTTCACGCGCTATTTCTAGATCGATCAATCTGCTTTCGCCTGTAATATTTACATTTGCAACATTGCCAGATTCTTGAATATTCATCACATCCATTCTGCCTTTGAACAGAATATATGGCGTGTTATTTATAGCCCCTGCATCTGTAAGCGTGCCGAAATAAAGAATGATCTCGCGGCCCTGATAATTATCTGTCAAAGCTGTTGCGATTAAACTTGATGGGATGCCAGACAAACTGACGTTTATTCCCGCCGCTTTGATTTCAGATGTTTCATCAACTTCAGAAACGCCCAAAAAGTCAGCCGCCCCTGTGTAGACCTCACCATCTATTGTAATATCGCCATAGCCGCCCCATAAGCGCACAGAACCGCCAGCAAAATCCATTTTTACAGCAAAGAACGGATTCAGTTCATCTGATGTCAGCGCATTTGAAAAATCTGTGCCAAGTGATCTCGTCATATAGCCTCAAACACCCCGAACGTCATTGAATAAAGGCCAGCCGCGTCAATATTCCAATCTGTTGTAGATGTGCCAAGCCTAAACAAACCACGCGCATTTGATACAGTTACACCCGCGCCATCTGTAGGGCTTGAACGCAAATCAGGCCAAATGGTCAAAGCGGCCTCGCCTGAAGCATTTGAATCCACATCATCAAGAACCTTATAAAAGCGCGTGTCTGTGCCTGTGCCTAATTGAATATAGTCGCCAGCTTTTAAATACCCTGTCGCAGATGCTGGCAATCCATCAATGTTTAAAGTGTCGCCCGTTTGCGATGCGCCGTTCACAACAGGCGTTCCCGCCGCTGAACTAGCTGAACCGCGTGGCGTTGCCGCATTTGGGTCGCCCATCAAAAATGTTCCATAAGGGCCGTATAGCTTCATGAAAAAGCTGATCCACACCTCTGCTTCTGCACGCTTTTGAGGCGGAAGCGTGATGTCTGCTTCCCAGCGTGCGCCTTGATGCTTTACGATTTGCTGCTTTAAATTAAACGGCGACATGGTTGTGCCAACCACGTTTCGCGCCATCAGGCGCACATTTGCAACGCCTGTTGTTGGAAATGCCAAAGGGTAAGTGATCGCCATAATTTACGTCCCAAATGCTGAACCAAATGAACCACCGCGCCTTTTTGCATCCAGAACGCCTGACACGGCTGCTTGTTGTATTTGCGGCAACATATTCATCACCTCTGCGCGTACTGTCTGCGACACGCCTGTTGATAAGTTTACGGTCTGATTTATTGTAACAGAACCGCCCCCTGTTTGCCCATTAGGAATAATTGATCCCGACTGGTTTGGCACAAACATTTCTGGCCCACGCTCACCCACAACATAGGGCTGACCGCGCTGCACAGGGCCACCGATTGCCTTGCCGGGTGTAAAAAATCCTGCAAAACTTCCAGCGACATTTGCTAACGCCCTGCGTGCCGCTATCTTTGCCAAGTCCGCAACGATGCTTTGCGCCATGCTTCTGAACGCCTCTTTTGCTGTCATTGTGCCTGTGACAAGGCCAGCGAATGAATCCTCTATCTTTTGCAAGCCTCTGACTGCAAGTTGATCCAAGCTGCTCCGAACATCATGCGCCGCATCTTCATACTCTTCTAAAGCGGTTTTGCTTAGTTTTGTGTTTAATGAAAAGTCACCAACATCCACATTCAAATCGCCAAAAGCGTCATGTAAAATTTCGACCTCTTCTCTTAATCCTTTTACTGATCCCGCACTTTGATCTGCACCAACTTTAACTTTGGCAAGACCTTCTTTTGTCATTTCAACGCCTTGACCAAAGTTTTCAAGATTAAAAACTATTCTTGCAATTTCAGCCTCAAGCTCTTTTCCAAACGTAAACCGAGCAAGATTTGTGTTAGCGACTTCATTGCTAACATCAATAAAGAAATTTAAAAATTCACGCAGGGCCATTGTTGACCCTGATACTGCCTTCAAAATCAATACTGTGAAAAACTGCGCGACTTTTGCCAAAGCTGGCAGAACAACGCTTGTGATTTTTTGACCTATAGATGAGAAAACCCTGCCTAATTTATCAAAGAGATCATTTGCCTTTTCAACGGCTGCGGCATCCTCTTGCGTAAGCTGAATCGTAACAGCATTAAATTCCTGTCTTAATTTGCCTAATTCTCCAGACCCTGATTGCAAAGTGTTGACCAGATTAACGCCTGATCTACCAAATAAATCAAACGCAATCCGCACCCTGTCGGCTGGCGATTCAATTTGAACAAGCGCATCTGAAACTTCGTTTAAAAGGTCGTTTGTTGGCCTTAGATTGCCAGCCTGATCGGTCAATGTGATGCCTAAAGCCTCAAAGGCACGCATACCTGTCCCGATGCCTGTAGACGCCTCAGAAATGGCCCGACTAAAGCGCGTCAGCCCCTTTTCTAATTCTTGTGATGATGCGCCTGTCTGTGATGCCGCAAACTGCAAAGACTGAATCTGGTTCACCGTCAGCCCCAGACGGGATGACGCCTTTGCCAAATCATCAATCTGTGTCGCAAACTCTCGCAAACCAGCGGCAGCGGCAAGGCCGACAAGGGCAGTTTTGACATTTGCGATTGAACCGCCAACACGCCGCAACCCGCCAGCGACAGATGCAAATGCCCGACGGGTTTTGTCAATTGCGGTAAGTTGAATCTTAAGATTTTGATCTGCCATCTTGCATCACCTTACAATATGCGAACCATTCGTTCAGTTCTGACAGGCTTAATTCTTCAATCTCACCCTGTGTTTTGTGCAACCGATCCGCTAAAGCCATCAAACTCAGCCTAAACGGATCGTCCTTTAGTTTTTTTCCTGATCCTCTACAGTCTCAACATCTGAAAATAACTTGCCAGATATTTCAGCAATCAGGTTTACAGGTTCGCTCATTAAAGTCGCTTTGTCCTCAAGTGTGAACAAGCGATTCCCATCAACGTCCTCTGCTTTCATAATAATCAAATCGACCATCCCCTCGACTTGCATATTATTCAAAAAATCTTTGTGTTTACGCTGCAACTTATTAATATCGCCAGCCGTGATCGGCTTACAATATACAAGCAGCGGCGCACCATCATCTCCCCATTGGGAAACTTCAATAGTGCGCCTCTGCTTGCTTTGACGTTCAGCGATTTTGCTGCCTAAACTCATCAGCTAACTGTGCCTTCAGTCAGTGCGCCTGATCCTTGAAACGAGACAGACGCTTCAACCATGCCATCAAATGATGCCGTGATTGTGCGACCTGTTACTAAGATTGAGCCAGACAGCTTGTGATCGCCTGATGTGTCACCTTCTACCTGAACAGAAATTGTTCCAGTGTCGCCGACTTGAACATCAAGCTGGCCTGTGTTTGTGTCATCAAAAAACACATCCATTGAACCAGAAAAAGATTTCAGGCCCGATGTGTATGTGCGATCTGTGTCACCGATTACTGAATCCTCGATAACATCCATTGTTTGTTCGATTGAATACGAACGGATTTCGCCGATGGCGTTGCTTCCAATTTTCACAACACCGTCTTTACCGACTAAAGTTGCCATTTTAAAATCTCCTTTTAAGCGGCAGTTTCAACATCATTTTCAAGTGTTCGGTATTGCACCAAAACTGTGAAGCGACCCACAGCAACGGTCTGTTCGCCGTCACCTATGAAATCCGCTTCAAACGCCGTAACTTGCAAATCTTTTGACAAGCCGCCCAGCGTTACGTCTGCCGCTAAAGCCTCTTCTACTTCAACAGCAATCGTGTCCAGCGTATTATCGTAGTTGCTAGTTGCCACAACATACGCCTCAACGCCTAAATCTAAAGTCCGCATAATCGAACGCGGGATATGAAGTGTGTCAAAATCTACAGATTCCGACTTTGTAAAAACGCACAGACCGGGCAATTTTGATGTTTCCAGCGGAAACACTCGATTGCGAAACACGTTCGACCCCGTGGTTGTCAGCCCTGTCACGGCAGTCACAACAGCGTCACGAATTTGTTTGCGAACGTGCGCCATTAATCTTTCTCCAGAACCAGCATTGTCATGCCCGTCCCATCATCCTGAACAATCCGCACAGTGTGAGCGACGCTGTTAATTGTTATTGCGTCACCTTCAGCCGCCGTCGAAACATCCGCTGTTCTGCAATGGAAACGCGGTTGTTGCAGCGCAACGCCTACCCCGCCGCCAGCATCGACCTCTATAAAATCATTGTCGAATATACCGTTGACAGTTGCAGCGACTCCACCAGAAGGCGTATAAGTTGCGGCAACACCAAAGTCATCAGTGTCCACAAATATTGCTCTGTCTGTAGCGGATTCAACTGCCATTATTCACCTTCAGGTGTTGAAATATCTTCTGCCTTAACCTTGCGATCTGACAGCTTTTTTGATGTTTTCTTTTCTTTTACTGGTTCAGCATAGCCACGGGCAATCAGCTTTTCAGCAATCCCGTCATCCATTTCATGCTCTTCACCTTTGTGCATATTGCCAACGATGCCAGTGTAGCATTTTTCAAGAATTTTAACTTTCATCACTTGCCCTTTCTAAAAGGTCAGGGGCGACTTCTGCCGCCCCTGAAGTTGGGAGTTAGGCTGTTGAAACTTCGTCAGTCTTAGCGAATGACGCGCCGTTGCGAACACCCACATCCACATCCTGATGGATGATGATGCGTGTTGTACCAGCAAGGCCACCAGTTGTTTCGTCAACCATGATGTCAGGCGCACCGAACAGGCCAACCATCAACTGTGAGAAGTCACCGAAAATCAGTGCAGATGCGTCTGAACCGCCATCGCCCGGATCAAGGTCTGATGGCACATTTGTTGTGAACTCTGCGCGATAACCATAAATGGCGTTCCACGGATCGTTCAGCAACATGATGCTGTCTGTTGATGCTACCTTCACAGTGTTTGCCATCTTCGCTTTCACTTTCGGGTTTGACAACCAGCCAAGTGTCTGCGCGTTCACGATGCCGTCAGCATCTTCCACAGTCTTAACTAGGTCGGTCAGGTCTGCCCATGTCAGCGCAGCAACGTCTGTGCCTGTTGAAATGTCCACGTTTCCAACGCCAGATGCGTTCAGCAAGCCTGTCGGCTGGCCTGAAGAACCTGAACCCTGAATTGCGTGAAACTCAATGCGGTCAGCAACAGAACGCAAAAGATCATCCTGAACAATCTGATCGATTGCTGGGATTGATTCTTTCATTAGCAAGCGTGAGATATCAACGTATGCACCAAGTGTGCGCGGCTGAAGATCAACGCTGCCATCTGTCTGTGACTGATCAGTCACGTTGCCCAGTTCTTCAACGAACCCGGCTGTCGCACCTGTCGCAATCTTTGGCATTTTAACACGGTTTGTCAGGCCAGACATATAAGTCACGCCCAAAGCTGACATGACTTGCTTTGCCCGTAATGCCTCAATAAACAGGTCGCCACGGTGAACAGTTGGCACAAAGTTGTCAGTGACATTCTCATCGCCTACTGCGCCAGTTGCGGCTGTTGACAATGCGCCAGCGCGGAAAGCGAAATCAGGAACATAAAAGCCCCGTGATGCTTTGCCTGTTGCATTGCGGATTTCATCGTGGATTTCACGCTCATAACCAGCATCTGACCAATCGCCAGTTGCCTGTGCGCGGATCATTTTGCCAAGTGAATATTGACGCTGTTCTTTAACAGGCGCGTCAACAACGTGGGCTGGGGTATCAAGCGGCTGATCGCCGATTGCTTCAAGCAGAACGCCACGGAACTGATCAATAGTCAGCCCCTTACCAAGTGACTCTTCACCTAGATCGGCTTTGTTGTGCTTGCGTGCCAAAGTCATAATTTCTTTGGCGTTTCTCTGTGCGGTCTTGGCTGCTTCTTCAGCAGCTTCCGCCCGTACAGCATCAAGATCGATTTCTGACATTTCATTATTCCTTTCATCAGAAACAGGGGTTGCGTGTAAAGGTTCGGAACTCGACCGCCCAACGCCGACCAGACTTGACTGATCCGCCGGGATTGAAACGATTGATATTTCCATTGGGGTTGTGCTGACGCGATAAATTTCTTCATCATCGTCCTCACGCTCAATGCGACCATCTATGCGATAACCGACACTGATATTTTGACGGATGCCATCCGTCACATCGTTGAACACTTCTGAAGCCGTGTCGCCTCTTCCAAAGCGAACCTTTGCACGCAGACGGCGTGCATCTTCATCCAGTTCAACAGATTCAACAACGCCAATCTGGCGTTCCATATCGTGATCCAACAGCAACGGCGCACGCCCTGAATTAAGAAAATCAAGGTTCATGCTGTCCCGACTGTGATCAATTACTTCCATTCCAAATTCTCGTTTGACGGGTTCTTCTGAAGAGACGCCGACTTCAACTGTGCGCGTTTCTTCATCAATCGCCTTATTCTCGAAATGGTACGCCCTTTGAAGCAAATCAGCGCGTTCAACACGCTCTGTTTCTTCAAGATCAGCAATATCAAGGCGCGATTCCATTTTATCGTCACCTGACGTTTCCATTTCGTCATCGCCTGATGTTTCCATTTCTTCAGGCATAGACTTGCCGAAAGTGATGACATAAGCATCATCAGTCTCCTCGACATTAACAATATGTCTTTGTTCCATTGCACGTTCTTCCTCAGTTTTTAATGGATGACCATCAGGCAAAAGGTCTGTGTCATGTTTTCCTGATCTAAATCTACCATTTCTTACAGCATAAAGAAAGCTGTTCACACGGGCCATTGCCCATTGCTCCTCTGATTGTACGTTTGGCCTGACTGATTGCGGGTTTGTGTTATACGCCCCAATTCCACGCTTATAAACAGCCGCAAGCATCCGCAAAGTCACTCGCTTTGACTTTGCGCTGCCATGTTCTTCATTATGCTCTTTAACTTTATTCTCAAGCCCCGTAAGCGTTTTTGCGGGAAATTCATCTTCAAGCGCACGTTCGCCAGATTCTTCATCAATGCGATCCATCGTTCTGTCCTTATCATTTGCCCATGATTTACCGGGTTCACCGCCCCACAAAGCCCACGCAATTCGTCCAGCCGACGGATACCCATCTTCACCTGGGCTAAAACCCTCGCCCTCTTTGTCCACCTCATGCCGCGCAAAATATGAAACCATGCGACGAACAGTTTCTGGTGATAGTTCCTGACGATTTACAAGCTGTCTTGCACGCGCAACGCCGACCTCTGTGCCGCCGCGTCCATGTTCTTTGCGCCAATCAAGGCCACGCTGTGCTTCTTCAGCCATTGCCTCTGTAGGCGTCAGGTCGATTTCTTCACCCTTGTACGTCGCCATCATCGCCACCTGTGATGTCTGGTTCAACGGGGAATTTTGCGCCAAACGGTTCAAATGCCATCTTCAGGCCGAACTGTTCAGCCAGTTCTTTGTCGCGGCTGATTGCGCTGAAGGTTTCTTCAGCATCACGACCATAGTGTGCAGCAACATCTTGCATCGACATGATGCCGTTGTTAAGGCCAACGACAGCCGCGTTGATCTCTTTTAATGGGTCAACCCAGTTCCAGCCGCGTCCACGGAATGAAATATTGTCGCTGAATTTTTCAAATTTTGCTGTCGGTAGTGGGATTCCGCCAAAGTCCATCGCCGATGAAAGCCACGAACGAAACACTGGTTCGACAAAATGTTCAATGAAAAACGAGTGTAAAACACGATATTGATCACGTTCATCCAGCGCACCCTGTCTGATTGATGAATAATTTACTGAAGATAAATCGTTTGACAGGGACGCATAAGACACGCCAAGCCCTGAAGATATGCCGCGCAACATAGCTGATTCAAACTCAGCATAACCTGAATTTGGATGATCAGGGTCAAACATCTTGAAATCATAGCCTTGCGGCAACTGATGAAAGCTGCCGGGTTCGACATCAATCACAGGCTGGAAGTCGTTTTCAAGTCCGTCACCCATAAAGTCATCGCCTGTCGGTGTTGTCAGCATACCCATTTTTGACGCGCCTATACGGGCTGCAATCACCTCTGCCTCACGATAAGCGTGCAACATTTTCAGCGCAGACATGGCAGAAACCATGAACGGTTCACCACGGCTTTGATGCGTGCGCGTTGGCATATACAGATGGATCATTTCTTTAGCCGCAACGCGAACGTGCTTCCGCTCTGCGCGATGGCTGTAATGTCGATCATTTGGGTGATTTGTTAGCACATAATACGCCACAGGCTTCATCGCCTGATCGACCTCAATGCCCATTCTTATCTGATTGCCGTTGTCCAGCTTTTCGTTTTTCTTCTCATCAACTAGGTCAGCTTCAATAAACTGAATCGCAAACCCGTCCCGATATTGTTTGTTCTGCACCTTTTTGATAAAACACTCGCCGTCACGGGCAAGGGCTTCAACAGCGTATTTCTGACAATCCAGCCATGACATACGCCCATCAACAGTTGGCGTTCCCGCACGACACCAGCGTTTCCAAGCGTTTTCAATGATAGTATTCCCAGCGGCATCCAGCTTTCCGTCATCATTTCTGGCCTTAACCTGTAAATGAAAGCCAGCTTCACCGATAACATTTGTTTTTAAGAGGCTCATATAGCGACGCGCAAACTCATTATCGCGCACCAATTCACGCGAACGATTCCGCAAAACTTCAAGAGTAAATCGTAATTCACTGTCGGCAGAATTGTCAGAACCAATAAAATCTCCAAATAAACGCCCTGTTCTTGATGCCGCATAAGTACGACGCGCTAGCTTTGGTTTCGGTGTTTCGCGCTTTAGAAAGTCAAAAAATCCCATGCTAGAACCTCACCTTAATGCTGGCGGCTGTGGCGCGACCGTTTTTGATGTGATCTTTGCGATGGTGCATAGCCACCTCGCGCCTATAGTAATCGCGCCATTCGACCAGTTCTTGCGGCGGGATTTTAGAAAGTGAACGCCCGTTGATGCTATACGACAAAACATCTGCATCAGCGCGGCCCTCTAGAACAGTCTCAATTTTGTCAACCATGATTTCAGCGTGTTCACGCGGGTCAACATTGTTGTCCAGATCAGTGATAATATCCCAGCTTCCCGTCTGGGTAACAATTCGCTCACTGTCAGATGTGCGCGTAATTTCTAGCTGCCAGTGATGATGCCCCGTGTCAAAGCTGGCAGACGCGGCAGATGTAATTGTAAACAAATAGTCGTTGTCGTCAGCCGTTCCAGTAACTGTAAACTCATGCGTTCCGCCGCCAGCGGAAACGCGAGAAACATAAGCGACTGTGTAGGCTGTTGACGGATAATCTGAACCTAGATTGCTTTTTCGCCATGTAACGCGATCACCGACAACAATCATATCTGGTTCAACGGTGGGTGCGTTATCAGTGTCAAACAGGTTCGCCATCATCGCCATCCATTAACAAAACCGCCCGACTTGCGGGGCGGCTGATATTTACGGGCTGGCGCAGCTGACACGGATTCGCTGACAGGCTGATCTGCCTGTCGTGAACGGCGGTCTGCGATGGCGTTTATATTCAGGTTCAATATAGCCAAAGCCCCATAAGCATAAACACGGCAATCTAAAGCCTCATTTCGATTTCTGGTTTTTACAAACTCACGTTTGGGAAACCCTTTGTGAAATCTTGTAACAATTTTTTCAGACGCCGCTAGTTGTTTAAAATATTCGTCAGGGCGATTATCAGGAAAATGACAATACCCTGCGCCTTCTATTGTAATCTTTAATCGGCTGAAAATCAATTCTTTGATGTTGTCAACTCCCAACGTGAACAATTTAATTTTGCCGATGTTGTTTTTGCTGGGGCGACTGACAATCGGCCTTTGCTCGCCAGCCATACCCTTTATAGCAAAAATGCGCTTACCCTCACGCGGCCTGACGTAGTTGTAAACCGATTGCGTATAATGACCGCCGCTGTCGATACAAGCCGAACGAATAATCAATTCACGCCCGTCCTCTGTCTCATATTTCTGCGACAGAACCGAATCTAGATCGGCCCATATTTGCGGCGTTGACGGGTCGCCATAAAGGGTTCTGTAATCTACAGACCAGCTTTCCTCATCCTTACCCCAGCCCACAACTTCTATTTCAAGGCGGTCATCCTGACAGTCAACGCCAGCCGTGATGATTTCAACACGCTCATCAAGGTATTCTGTCACCTCTTCTGCGCGTTGTGCAACGTCATAATCATCGACACGTTCGCCCTGATCTTCCCATGATTCAGCCAGATATACGTTTGTCCAAACGCGCAGGGTTTCAGGCATCCGCTTTGCTGACAGAAAATCACGCACAGCATCTGCCAAAGGCGTCCACGGCGAATATATGCCGTTGATGTGAAAGCCAGCTATGCCTTTATATTCTTCTGTTGCGTGCCATTCACCGCGCCTGACGGCTCTGTATCTCTTGGCATCATCCCAAACAGACCCACACTCCTCGCATACATAACAAGCCGTTTCTGGCTGATCCTTGTCCCATCTCACGTTTGCCCAGCGCAATGTTTGTTCATGCCCACAATCTTCACACGGCACAAAAAACCGCCTCTTGTCGCTTTCTTCAAACGCAGATTCAACACGCGATGCGCCTTTGTTTGTTGGCGTTGATACCATTGCAATTTTACGATTAAAGAAAGTCGCCGACCTTTTACGGGCTAACTGGATCGGATCGCCCTCACTGCCAGCGGATGCCGGGTATCTGTCCACCTCATCGCACAACACGATCCTGATCGGCCTTGATGCCAAACCCGACGCACTATTTGAACCAACCAGAGAAATATGACCGCCGGGAAAGACTTTGTGCGTTGTCGTATTGTTTGCGTCCCGGCTGCGTGGGTCTTTGACTTTGCCGCGCAAGGCTGGCGTATCACGCAACATAGGCGCAAGCCTGTCCTTACTGAACGACTGCGCCATTTCAAGTGTCGGCTGCACAACCAGAATAGGTGATGGGTCGTGTGAGATGTGAAAGCCGATACAGTTCAACAGCATTTCTGTTTTGCCAACCTGTGCGCCAGCCATAACGACAACATCACGAATTGCTGGGTTGCTGATAGCGTCCATGATGCCGCGCTGATATTCGGCGCGACTAGTGTGCCAGCGTCCAGCCTCTGCACTACTCTCCGACGACAACCGCCTTTCGCGGTCTGCCCACTCGCTTACGTTTAGGCGTGGCGGCGGCTTTAGTGTTTGCATCGCTTCCCGCACCATCATCATCAGCGACTGTCGCGCTTCCCGCGTTGCGTTCTGGGTCATAGCCTGTCAACTCCTCTAAGGCTTCGTGAATTTGTTTTTCAACAATGTTCTGAATTGCAGCAATGTCTGTTTCGGTTGCAATCAGAGGCGCACACTTTGTTGGCAATGCAAGCAACTTTGAACGCATTGCACCCAACACATCAGTCCACGCCTTTTTAACATCTTCGGTCTGGATCAGTTCGCGCTTGGCCTTCAGCAGTTCCAGTTCAGCAAGCTGCGCGTCAGCTTCCATTTTTCTCGCCCTTGCCGCGTTATAATCTGGCTCATCAATCGGCGGTCTGCCTTTTGGCCTTCCTGTCGGTTTTGTCATCACAACCATCCTATTTCTGTCTTGCCAGCATGACCCAACTCAAACACAAACCAAGCAAAACCCATAAGGCCAGCTTGCACCTCTG